GGTATCGGCTCTATTGGTAGCAGAGAAGAGAACTCTTGTAGGCTAACGGCTGCCTTTGCTGCAAGCAGTACCTTAACTTGTCTAGGGGTAGTGTCTTTAAAGTTATGTGTGCTAGGTACGCGTAAGATGCGCGCCGCGTCAGAAGTAACCGAAGGGTCAATCTCTAACCCGTCCTGAAGGCATGTTTCCTTAAGACTGTTTGCAACAGGGAGCCATTCTTCCCTAGTACAAGGTTTGTCTAACGTCCAATAGACATGCAGCCCGTAGCCCGAGTCAACTACAGTCGGTCGAGGTATTTTATATTTAGTATAGAACTTGCGTAGGGCAAGTACCGCTTCTGTCTGGGTCTGATATGGTTTACCTTCGCCGCAGTCTATATCAAGAAAGAGAGCTTTTATCTGGCGTACATTAGCCGCTTTACGGTTAGTGTCTTCCACAAAAGTGCTTAACGCAAAATATGCGTCACGTCCTTCTAAATCAAAGTTAACTGCGGTTTCTGCAACAGCGTCTAAAGAACTGTAAAATTTTTGTATTACCTTCCCGTCTTTAAACCCTGCTACACAATAGTATCCTTCAGTGCCCAATACAGTACTTAGAAACTGTTTGGCATTCATAATTTATCCATACATCAGAGAGGTACGGGTGCCCGAAGACACCCGGATTATTCTAGTCATCAAACTGTTCAAGCAAAGAAGCTAAATCTACTTCTGGCTTAGGTGCGTTCTGTTTCTTTTTAGAGACTTTAACCTTTGGCTCTTCAATGGTCGCTTCCTCTACTACAGTTTTTTCACCTGTATCAAACACGGTATCGAGTTCTACGGTAGACTCAGTATCGTTCTGGGTAAATCCTTCTTGTGTGTCGAACGGAGACGCAGCAGTGTACTCTTTATATTTTATAACTTGTACTGCACGTAAACGTAAAGACACTCCGTTGCCCATACTTCCGTTATAAGAAACTAACTCTAGGAACAAGTTTATCGTACTACCTGAACTAAGCTGGAACGCACTGTCTAACGGATTATTGCTAGCGTCGTAATGCTTAGGGGGTGTTGTTGGCCTACCGTCAAACGAAGCAGGTAGCTTAGCTTTCCCTACAAACATCTTGTCCTCAGTCTTCGTAAAGGGCATTGTCAAAGCAGGCCATGATTCTTCTTTATCTTCTTCGTAAGCCTCAGCCATAGACTTAAAAATAGCTTTAGCCTGATCTGCTGTCATTTTAAAATTGACTTGGTAAGTAGCCCCTTGAGCTGTAGCGGCGCATGGAACACTTGCCCCTTGCTTGTTCTTCCCTCCCTGCCTATCAAAGTGGTAGGGCTGATCTAGTTTTGGGTAAAGGGCTTCCACATTATTTAACATGTAAGATGGTTTAGACATATTGGTATTCTCTTTTAAGTTATTAAAATAGCATTAGCCGGTAAAGGCTAAGTTATGGTTCAGGTACTTCAGGTTTTTACATACACCCCCTCGCCTTGGACAGTACTAAACACGTTGTCCGTACTAGGGCTATCGTCTACATAAGAGTTCGGGTTAAAGGTAACTAACTTTTTAGTGTTAGGGTCTTGCTGTGCGCTTTTTATTAAAGCGATCTCCTCTTCTTCGAGTACACGAAAGGGTCTAAAGCATATCTTAGGTGTACCGCTACCCTCGTCAAAATTTATCTCAGTCATAACAAAAGATAGTAAAGCGCCTTGATCGTCAATTAACCGCGCATAAGTTTGTAGTCCTTTCTTTTTCCTGTCATTACCGAATACGCTTGTTGCAGGTAAAGTTAATTGGCATATCTGGTCAGGCTGTAGGACTCCTTCTTTATCGGCTAACATTACAGCAAGACGTTGTTGGAACCGGCACGCTCTTGAAGACCCATTACCTGAACCTTTAATATTTTGAGGACAGTTAAAGCATGTAGGTGACTGTCTGTCCTGCGCCAGTACTGGTGGAGCGGGAACCCCTGTGCTTGCATCTGTAGACCAGCACGTAGGTGCCTTACCTTTGCCTTCCGTATACGCTTCTGAATAATACATGCGCGATACAGGAGCAGCTTTTAAAATAACAAGTCTAAGCGCCTCGTCCCCAAGCTCTTCCACCGTGTCGCCAATCTTACGGAATACGTTTTCACGAATACTTAATCGTAATACCTTAGATGACTCTAGGGCATCAAAGACTTCGGTCTCGACCACAGGCACGATAGCTGGCGTTTCAGGTGTAAGTTCAGCGATTAAAGATTCGAAAGGGTCTACGTCACCCGCACTATGGGTCATACGTATTCGTCCTCATCAAATACTAGGTCTAACTGTTCTGTAATCTGCCCGACATTTTCAGAAGGTGCTTCTTGTTTTAAAGCCTCGACTACTTCAGCGATGTTAAAGCGATAGGTATACCCTACTTTTATGTAAGTAGTTTTAGGTATGAACCCTTTATTAACCCACTGCCTAATGGTGCTGACTTTTACAGAAAGGTGTTCTGCAACTTCTTCTACAGGGACGTAACTATCTAACTCACTCATTTTTTTCTCCGTACAGTTATCGTGTACTCGGTATCCGCGTTCAACCCCGGCGGATGTAGGTCGGGGTTCTCCTCAAGAAACTGCTTCATGTTGCCTTGGTGTAGCCGTTTCTCTAGTAAATCTACCGCTTCGTTGTCCACGATAAACTTGTTCATAGCCTCCCAGTCACTCGTCCAAAAGCGGCTCCTCTGTGAGCGCCAGAACGTACCAGAACTAGTTTTAACAGACTCAACCCCAGCGGTTTTACAGTAGTCTAGTAGTTCTGCTTTTACTGTGTCTAAGTAGGTGTTGAATTCCTTCTCCTTGGCGGCAAACTCAGTAGCAAGTTCGGCCTTCTGATCACGTATCTTTACGTATACAGAAACGAGGCGGTCAAGCGTTCCCACAACATCATCTGTCATGTTAGTGTTCTCCATATTATAGTTATGTTCTATGTAATATAGTGGAGTTTAATCTATAGTTCAAGTATATCTTGATATAAATCTATCATTTTCGTATGCACGTTAATTCGCTCGTCCAGCATCCTGTAAATACGTTTCTCTACGTTAGAGCCTTCTAGTTGAACTACGGTACAGGGGTGGTTCTGCCCCGTCCTGTGTACCCGTGCATTGGCCTGAGCGTAGGTCTCCAGTGAAGAGGTCGGCCCCCACCACACAATTGTGTTAGCTGCTGTAAGTGTTACCCCATGCGCGGCAGCTTGAGGTTGGATGATCAGGACACGGGGGTCAGAGGTTTCTTGGAACTGTTTAAAGATAACTGTGCGCTTGTTGGCGCTAACCTCACCCGATATAACGGCATTTGTAATACCGTCTTTAGCTAATTTTTCTTTAAGGATACTTATGACATGCTTAAAGGGTACAAAGATTAACACCTTTTGGCTCGATTCATCTATAACCTCACGCAGGACTTTATACCGATTCTTAACATCGAACTCTACCGTCTCGCCAGTATCGGTATAGACCGCACCACAGGAAATCTGCAATAACTTGTTCATGTTAACCGCCGCATTAGCCGCAGTAATCTGCTCACCTCCTGCAACAGCCATCATCTGTTTACGTAGAAGCTCATAGTATTTCTTTTGCTGAGGGGTCAAAGCTACCTCACGTTTAACGTAAGTCATCTCAGGTAAGTCTAAACACTGTTCTTTAGTAAAACGTATTGCAGGTTGTAAGGCATCAAACACTACAGTAGTTGCGTTAGGTTTTGGTGCCCACTTAAACTGCGTAACTTTGCGCATAACCATTTCACGGAAAGCCCCGAAGAACTTAGGTACTTGCTTAGGATTGACAATCTTAGCTAGGCCGTAAGCATCTACTGGCGATTGAGCAGCAGGTGTGCCTGTCATCAACCAAAGCCATGTGTGCGGCTGTATAATACTAGCCAGTACTTTCCAACGTTTGGACTGCGCGTTCTTGTAGTGTGTAGCCTCGTCTATGATGATTAAATCGAATCCACCGTTAGCTATAGTATCTTTCACTATCTCTACACCGTCATAGTTAATAATGACGTACTCAGTATCGCTATCTATTATTTCTTGACGCTTCTGCTTAGCCCCATGCGCGATGTCCACAGTACGGTGCATAGCAAAATTAAATAGATCAGCACGCCAAGCAGAATCCATGATAGAGAGGGGGCAGATAATTAGTACGCGCTTAATTATTTTCTGTTGTATTAAGAAATCAGAAGCCCATATAGCTGATGCAGTTTTGCCTGTGCCTTGCTCATTAAAGCAGAAAGACCTACGGTTCATAGTTAGAAAGGACGCTGTAGTTTTCTGATGCTCGAAAGGTTTATACCGTCCGGGCCAATCGTACTTACCTAAGATAGGTGAGGGTACGTCACGGATGTTTAAGTTCCGCAGTACTGTAGCCTCGTCTACACCCCATTTAACTAGTACATTGTAGGCACTATCGCTAACTAATCGGCTATTAGGTATAGCCGCAGTCACTTTTTCGGGATGACGAAGCCGCAGAGCTAAGCCTCTGTTGTCTACTATTTGCATGTTATGTCTCTTATTACTTACGTCTTGAAGGTTTCTTAACTGTACTCTTTGTAACCTTACCCCCAGTGTTTGCAGTAGCTGTTTTCTTACGTGGCTTACGCGCACGGTTGGTGCTGGAGTTTTCTATTGTTACACCGTCGGCGTTACTACCACCTCTACTCAACGCTACGTTGTGGCTAACGTCTTTACCCTCGCGCTTATCAGCCTTACCGTTGTTGTTTTTATCTACTCCTTTTTTATCCACCGCACGTCTAGCACGCTGCCGCTCCATTCGAGCTTCAAACGCTGGACTCCCAACAGGGCTATTTACTTGCTTCTTTCTAGGCATCTCTATCTCCTTCCGTTATGCGGACATTCCAACACTATACAATGAGCGCGACAAAGACCTGTAGGCTTGGGGTTCCATACATCTACCTCAAACGCTTTCTCTATCTTGCCGTACTCCGCTAACCACTTAGCCCATAACTCAGACTCTCGGTCTATGCTATAGGTCTCTGTAATAAATGCGTTGCATACAACGAACAGCAACCCACCCTTTACTATCTTAACTTCGGGGTAATGTTTGAACACTGCCAAAGCCATCAACTCTAACTGTCCTTTATCTGCGTACTTAGCAGACTTACCTGTCTTGTAGTCTATTACTTTAGCTACACCTGTTTCTTTATCTAAGACAATTAAGTCAGCTACGCCTCGGAACCATACGTCTTTATCGAAGAACCCACAGGCTTTAAGATTTTCTGTAAGACCCATCTTTAACTCACAGAGTTTCTCGCCTTTCATACCCTTAATCTTATCTAGCGCAGCTAACGCATAGTCAAACCTTGGGTCTAGTTCAGGTACGTCACCGCGTACGTATACTTCTGCCGCTGCGTGAAACTCATTACCGTAAAGGATAGCTTCGGTATTAAAATCTTCTTTGTAGTCCTTAGCTACCTTAGTGTGGTAATACTTCTTCGGGCACTGATCGAACGTTTTTATGCTGCTAAAAGACCATGCGGGTTTACCCATGCTGTGCATTCTCCGTAATTTTTACCTGTATCAACGTCACCAGTCAGGGGCAGACCAGCCGCCCAATCGGGTGTCCATCGCATACATTTAGCGACGTAGGACGCTGCTTCGTCCACTTCTTCGTCACGTACACAGCATATCACAGAGTCATGTACGGTAAGTAAAACACGGTACTTCTTTGAAAGCATTAGCATTTGGTCTGACATCACGCAACGAGCTATAGCTTGGCATACGTTCTCTATAACTTTACCGCCGTAGATATTGACCCTACCTCTGCGTGTCTTGTACGAGAACTGTAACCCTCGTTCTTCTTCTTCAGCCTTTAAATCTTCATAGCGCATGATTAAGCCAGAGGGTAAACGTATACCGTTAACTTCTGGTCGCACACTTAGCACCCCGCCTTTACCTAACCCGTACCTATCTCCTTGGTACATACCCATCAAAACGTTTTGGGCTTGCCTCCATAAGTTTGTAATGTCGCCGTTAGCTGAGCGATACACATCTATAATACGTTTACATTCGTCTGCCTCTACCTCAACTCCCATACCTTTAAGCTGATCTTTAAACCTAACGGAACCCATACCGTAACCTGCACCTAAGATGGTGGTCTTACCGATGAACCGTTCGGCGGCGCTTATATCTGCTTCCTGCTTACCGTATATAGAACCTGCCATTTTCTTATACACGTCTTCACCCCGGGCAAAAGAGTTAACTAGGTTAACTTGTTGTGCTAGCCAAGCCAACACGCGGGCTTCTATCTGTGCAGAGTCAGCTTCAATTAAAGTGTGACCGTCAGGGGCGCAAATACATGCTTTCAGTACCTTGGCGTTCGGTCCACGAGAGGGTAAGTTCTGTAGGTTTATCTTGTCAGAGCCGCCCCATCTACCTGTGTGCGCAGCGTAGTATCGAATAGGTGCAGGCATCGTCCCCCGTACTCCTATACCGATGAACCGCTCGGTGCGTGTCTCTTCTAACGTACTCTTCAAACCTATTCGTGCAGCTACTAGGGCTTGTACTCGCGTGTCGTCGTGTTCTTGCAATGCTTTAAAACCTTCATCGCTCTTAGCAAACGCGAATGCTTCCTTGCCGGTACGTGCACTTATCTTAGTAGGGGGGGTTACTCCCAGTGACTTTAGTGCCACTGCAAACTTCGGGTTAGACATCAGTTCTTCTTTCTCTATCCCACACTCATCTAATAGTTTTTCTTTCTGCTCTTTAAGTGTATCGAGATGGTCCAGCAGTCTAGCAGTATCTAGTTCTAGTAAGGGTTCGATAAACATGCGCAGAGTCATGTCTATCACTTTAAGTTCTTTCTTAGGGAATACTTTTAGGAATATATCGAACAGCTTATAAGTAAGCTCGGTATCCTGTATACAGTAGTCTCCGTAACTGGAGAGGTCTTCCTCTGTAAAATCTGCACGGTGTTTACCCAGTGCGTTACCTACTTCGTCACCCTTCTCGCCTATCTCGTATAGGTCTGCTAGGAATTTGAGCGACCCACCCACCT